GCGTAGACTAATCCCTTTTTTTTCAGTATGCCCAATATATCCATTGCGGATACTACATCCAGCGTTTCTGTTGTTGGCATAAAATCATATCCCTTCCACGATGACGGTGAGACATAAGAGGCTGTTTTTCCAAGCGTTGTCAGTAAATTTTCGATCACTTGTTGGTACGTCTTTGTGTTTGCACTTGTGTCTGTGTAAGACGTATTTGGTAAAAGAGTTGCGGTGATCTGAGTTAGGTATCCGTCTTTGTACGTGAACCTTTTCCCGTAAAACCATGAAGTAGATATGGTGTAGTCTACTCCGTTGATTGTTACGCCTCGCGTGATTTTGAATTGCCAATCTGAGGGTGTTACGTTGTTGAATATTCCAAATGAATTGATTATCGCTTCGCAGTAGAACTGCTCATCTGTGATTTTGTACTTTATCAATTCTCCTTCGTACACTGTTCCCGGACTGGCTGTGTCTCTGTACGAAAGCAACATATTGAATACGAACTGCCCGCTATCGAGTGCGGCTTCCAGTTCAGCGGATAGTGTTCTCATTGAATGCTCCATGAATAGGATGGTTTTTCACCGACTGCGGGTTTCTTTTTCTTACCGATCGCTATAAGCGACGCCATGAACTCCTGCATATATATCTTCGATAATTCCTTGTAGTTCTCTGATACTTCTTTGTTCAGATTGATTGTAGCCACACGCGCAAAGGCTCGTGTAAGTAACGCGTTTGCCGCGCCTCCAATTACGATGATCTCATTCTGCCATGTAGGGATTGTGCTTTCTGTTTCGCTGTCTAAGCCGTTTATGGTGTGGGGTGTTGTGTATCTGGCAATGAGATAATCCCCTGTCTCTTGTGGTGTTCGTAGCCTAAAGAATAGTCGTTCATCTTCTGAGTATTGGTCGTATTCAAGGGGCGTGTCAATCTCGTTTTGATTGTCGCCTTCTAGTAGGATGTCAGTGATATACATCGCGCTTGGGTCTGTGTCCGACAACTCGTATTCGTATTGATCGCTGACTGCATCAATAATATCTGCGCTGTTGACTGGCGCGATTTCATTGAACTTGGCAAGTGCCTTTCGTATCCCTGCTGTGCATGTATCTGTACTGAATATCGTACCGTCGTCGTCCAGTAGGTCTTGTATTTTTGTGATTAGCTGAGTGAGTGTATCTGACATGGGATAAATCCTCGAATAAGGGCTTTGTTTTGGGTGAGACGATGAAATACCCGTCCCACCCAAAATGAATTATTTTTGACCTTGTTATTTTCCATAACGGTTTGCGTTAGGCGCAATGGCGGCGCATAACAGGATTTGATTTGAGGCGACCAGTAGCCATTGTCGCCTGCACGTTTTGTTAGGTTGCGTCTTTGCGGTACACGAAAGTAAGCAATACAAATGATAACCAAAACGCGACATTACCATATACGGGTGCGATCACAAAACCCAGACATGCGCTAAACCAACCTGCTAGAAAAAAGAGAATATTTTTTTGCATGGTAGCAACCTAACAAAGCGTTCTGCTACGCCTTGCGGATGCCTTCAAGAGCCGTGCCGGTGATGTAGGCGATAAGAATGTAAATCGCCTGGGTCAACTGCTCTCCGTTGATACCTGCCCGTTCTCCGAAGAAGATCAGGAACAGGGCAATGAGTGCGGCGTAGAACTTGCGGGATTTCAATACGTTCTTCATTGCTTTTTACCTCGCTTGTGTTGGTTTGGGATGGATACAGGCGGAGTGGCTTCTTCCGCGACTGCATCCTCGATGTACTTGAATGGTTGCGGAACCGGAACGGTTTCTGCAACCTTATCGAACGTGAGTTTACGTCCATCAACAAACACGATCACAATGGTAGTCTCATGTTCTTTCCAAGCCAGCGGCGTGCCGTTGGCTTGGTCTGCGAGTGCTTGCACGCGCGGGGGAATACGAACATCATCAGCCATGATGCGACCTAGAGCCGTAGAGTCCAGTTGCCGACTGCGAAGAACTCATCGATCAAACTGGTTGCCGCCGCGTCGTACACAACTTCGAGGTACAAAAATTCATTGTCCTCGAGATAAAAGGGTGTGGTGACTGTGAGAGTCATTTTGTGCTCGTCAACGTCAATGCGCTCGGCGGCGGAGTCGTGACCTGTATCGTAGGTCGTTGTCACTTCGGCGGTTGTCCAAAGTGACCCATCTGCGGCGAGTGTGCCTTTATACAGGTGAGCTTCCATCGCGTCGAGTGCTGCAGTGACAACGCGGAAATGAAAATCAACACTTGTGAGTTTCGCGCCTTTCATCGCGCCGTCACGTTGTGGAACATCGCATAACGGAATCATGGTGGTTGCGGCGGCGTCTGCGGCGGATCGGCGGTTGTACCAGATATTGCTCGCAACGGTGGCGGTCCATGTTCCCGCGCTGTGAACAAACTTGCTGAACGCTACGATGATTTGAACTGCATCATGTAAGTAACCCATTTTGACCTCCGGTTGCTAGCTGTTGGGTATCAGTTAGCAAAACTAAAAAAAGATTTTATTGGGGCAGAACATTCGTGTCTGCCCCAATTCGTATGGTCGCGCTACGACCGAAACTACTAGGCTACATTACTCTTGTGAAGCGGGATGTAATCAGCCACGCCGACCGCCAAGAACTGGCGTACTTTGATACGACTCTCGTCGTTGGCGAACATCGCGGGATCGCTCTCGGATGAAGCTGAGAAGATCTGAGGCTCGACGCCGAAGATTTCACCGATCATTACGCCTGGCACGAGATTGGGGTCGATCACGGCGGCGTAGTCTGTGGCGTCTGTCCATTCGGGTACAGTCAACACTTCCACGCGTCCGCCCCATGATGGCGAGACAGCCGAAACGTTCTGCGCCTGCGCTTCCCAGCGCGGCACGAACAGGGCTTCGGCTTGGTTCTTCAAGGCACGTGGAACCAACACGAAGGATGGGTCAAGCGCAACCTTCTTACCTGTGCCATAGTTGCCGCTTGAGTTCTTTACCAACATGGGCTGGTTATACATCGCGGCGGCAATGGTGTTCCATGCCGTGTAATCCGTTCCAAGCGCAGTGGTCAAGAGATTGGCATGTCCGCCCGCTGTGGTAACTGCGGTGCTGTTGAATAATGCGCCACCATCAGCGAGTGTTGGACCTGCGCCACTGGCGGTCGTGAATATCTCGGCGATTTGCTCCGAGATATTACGAATGCCCGCCATCGCTAACTCGCGGGGCATACGGCGAAACGCACGGATGTCGTCGCGCAAGACTGCCTCGATTGTCAATGGCACGTAGCCGCCGAACTTCTCCCATGCATCGGTTTCTTTGTTGTCGCCGATGGGAAGTTCAGTGTATTCTCCGCGCTCCGCCACGGTGGGTAGGCTGGCGATTGTGCCGGTGCGTATCCATGCCACGTCATTCAGGTTGTTGAAATGATCTACGGTGGCGATTTTCTTCCACCAACCGTAGTGCTGTTCGAGGTCTTTCCACGCCTTGAGCAACATCTTGTTCTGGATGTTGGCAACCACGGCGGGGAAGTTGGCTGTCACCAACGCAACGTCCCGATAGTAACCACCCATAAAGCCATTGTCACCTGTTGCCATCAGATAGGCTTCACGGATGCCCTGTAATGGACGTACGCGCAGTTTCTGCGCGTCTGCGTCGCGTTCTGCGCCCAAGAGGTCTGATAACGCGGCTTCAAATTCTTCTTTGCCAGTCATCATCGAACCAATGGACATTCGCGCTGGTCCCTGCACGTTATTCCCTGCGTTGATCTCGCTGAGTTCTTCGCGCTTTTCCTTGATCGCTTCCTGCAATTCAAGCGCGGTGAATGGTTCGCCTGCTGTGATACGTGCCGCAAAGGGTTTGCGGATCGCCTTCTGTGAGGCGGCGGGTAATTTCGACGCGCTCAAAGAAGTTTCTAACAGGCTTTCGCATTGGGCAAGCAGAAGCGCGTTTGCTTGCTTCTGCTTGTTCTGTAAATCTACAATCGCATCGTTCGCGCCTTGTAGTTCGAGGGCGGTGCGCTGAGTCTCGGACAAAGCGCCCTCTGTGGTTGTGGTTTCTTCGGACATAATATCTCCTTTGTTGTGTCCAAGATGCGCGGATAGAAATTTTCCACCACGCGCAGGATCAATAACCACGTCAACGGACTTGACGCGGACGATCTTCATTACCTGCCCACTCTTGTTGAGTTGGACATTGACCACCATCGAAAACCCTACGGCTTGCATGATGGCGGCGTCTGCTTTCGCGGCTTCTCGCAAAGCGAGAAGCACGTCAGCGGCGGGACCCGACGCTTTGAGTTTGGCTTGGATGCCCTGCTCTCGTTCGTTCCATGATGGGGATTGCAATGTTCCAGCAAGGTTACGCACAGATGGCGCGTTACCAAGTCCGGCATGGTCAATGAACACAGGGAGTTTGTCGATCATGTCCACGGACTGCATCAATACATCACGCCCGAAACTGATACCGTGTCCCTTTGCGTCACCGGCGTTGATTGCCAGAATGTCGAAGCCGGTATCATTGGGTGTTGCTGAGAGTTGAAAAGTAATGTCGCTCATTTATGCTCCTTTGCATGGTTTGCTATATGTCACTAATCTGGTCTTACCAAAACCGCTTATTGCCGCGCCGACTGCGAATACCGGCAAGCCGACGATTGCGCCTATACCTGTTGCTGTAAAGCCAAGTCCCATTGCAGTTATACCTTCGCCTATATTCATCAGTTCCGCTCCCTGGGCTGATAGCGCGGTTGTGAACACAAACTTGGGCGGGTTTGCTTTACCTCTGCCACCTGTGCCGCCTGTGCCGCCTCCTGCCATTGCACATGATGCCCATTGCACGCCCCTGCCTGTGATTTTTTTTGTTTGACTTTCAACAAGCCGAAACTTGACGCTGCTCTTTTCGAGGATGGGAACTACCCTGCGCTTTGGCTTTGGCATTACTCATCTTCCTTCGGGTCGGTTGGGTCTGATTTCGTATCTTCTGGCGCGTTTCCGCTCTCTGGAACGTCGCCGCCTGTTGGTTTTATCAGTGGCTTACGCTTGATCTTTGGTGTCTTGGTTTCATCCCATACCTCTGCGAAGGTCTTGTAGGTCAACCGCATAAACTCCTTGGAGTCTATGGCTTCGCGGTCGTACATATCCGCAAGCTGTGGGTACGCGCGTCCCAATGCCAGCGCAAGCGTGGCATTGTCGCGTTCTGTAATGTCGGGACCTTCGATCCAGACTTTCGCGGTGGAGTCTAAGCCTTTGACTTCCAGTGCGACACGCGCCATGTCAATCAACATTTCAAAAAAATCATTCTGCATTTCTTCCATCGTGCGGAAGGTGGGCGTCCCTGCCGCCTCCGCTGTGGTACTGATCGCGCTCTCGCCTTCGGCGTGCCAGTGCATTGGTTGACCTGCGCCATCCATGATCATCTTCTTTATCGCCGTGCCGTCCATACTGGCGTCAAAGGCGTCAAGGTTGGCGTTGAGTATGCCCCACTCCTCGCCGTTGTTCGCGTTCATCACAAGTACACTACCTGGCTTGGGTGGGTTTGCCTGTATCTGCTTCTCGCGTGTGGCGCGTTCTGTTTCGCTGGCGTACTGTCCACGAACCACATACATGAACGCGGTGCGGAATTGGTTGAGTCTGACGCGGTTTTCCAGCCACGATGAGAAGCGTCCTATCCAAACAAGGAGCGGTGATAAATCCGCTTCGCCCCATACTGAGCCGACCGGCTGATTACTGGCGTAGTGCAGCATGAACGATAGTTGGTTCATGCCTTTCTCGTAGGCGGGATAGAACTCGGTATTGCTCTCGTCTTTGAAGAATTTGACTTCCTGCTCGATGTCATTCTCTTTGCTCTCGATGTTCGTGATTTGTTCGGCGGGAACCATTCGAACGATTGTCATTCCATCGCCCTGTACGCTGAACAACGGGAATAGATTGCCGGTTCTGACTTCTTCATCCTTCCAGCGTTTGACATTGCGATTGAATTTATTCAGTGGGTGATTCCACCATTCTTGCAGGAAGTCTTGGATCTGCTTGTTATCGCTCTTGATCGCTAATCCCTTGCCAATCGTGAAGGATGTCATCAGCTTTACGATACGGCGGGCGATGGGATTGACGCGCCATGCGCGGAGAGACTCGGCAAATATCTTCTTTCTGTCCCAGGCTGACCGACAATCCGCCTGTGAAGAAGTTGTTGTCACGCTCGGGCGAAACAGCAAGCGCGGTTTCGAGTGCGTCATTTGCCATGGCTAGTTGTTTTTCCAATTGTCGTTTAGTAGGCATTGTCCATTTCCTTCAATACATCGGGTGAGTCTATGATCGTTGTTTCCATGGGCACGAACCAATCCAGCGCGTCCAACTGCGTGACGAGTGCGTCTGCCATGATGTAATCATCATGGATGAGTTGTCCGCCCGCTCCGCGTGTGCCGTCCTTCACGCCCCAACGCATGGTCTTGTTGGGACCAACTAATATCTCGGAGCGGCAGTGCGCGTATTGCTCTCTCACGGTTTCGGTGTGGCAATGATCGCGCAGTCTGCCGGTGTCCACGATGCCCAGTAGCGAATATCCCATTTCGGATTTTGATTGCTGTGTGAACTTGAACGGCATAGTGCGGGTTGGGTAGCGTTTGGCTGACATGCCCCATAACCCCTCCCCTACTCCGGTTGCATCCAGGATGATGTATTGTGCGTACCAAGTGTCCACGATGGCGCATAGGGCGGTAAATATATCTGCGTGATTTACGCCCTGCCATTCAAAGCGGCGCACAATGTGATAGGTGGGCTTCTGTGCCACAGATAGATTGGACGTATCAATCTCGATGATATCCATGGTCACGTAATCTCTGCCCGGGTTGCTCATGCCATCCAGTTCGATGATGGCTTCATCCTGCCCGCCGATATCCATCAACACCGCGTAGGTCTTACCGGTCTGCGGTGCGTAGTCTGTGTATTGATCTGCTACCAACAACGCAAGCCGTCCAGCGTTGAACATCCCTGCGATGGCGTCTATGGTTTCGCAGAAGTATTGCGTTTTTACGAGTGGATGCTGTCTGCCAAGCTTCGTGACTTCGTTGTCCACAAACACGCCGTAGGCGGGGATGATCTTGCGAACATCCACGCTGTTGTACTTGAACAGGCGGCGGATACCGTCTGCCTTCTCTGCTTCGATGGCGTTCAATTCCTCGCGGTGTAATAGCGTGTCGGTTGTCCATTCTGTGCCAAAGAATACGCGGGTTGCGTTCGTGCTGGCTGTCATGGGTGCAAACTTCTTATCGTAGATGACAGGGTCAATATCTTGCGCTTCGTTCACGATGAGCAGAAGCGAAGCGACTGCGCCGACTACGTTGGCGGTCTTGTCACCGGATAGGAACGATACCTTTGCTTTGCCGACCATGCGGATAAAGTCACTGCGTTTCTTCCAGAACATCCGTGTCATTAGGTTTGTTGATAGACGCGCTTCCAAGCGGTCTATTGCATTGATCGTCTGTGGTTTGTAGGTGGGATTTGCTTCTACAATCCCTACCTCGTGCGCTGAAAAGCGCGTGAGTAGGTACGCTTTGAGATTGGCGGCGAGTTCATCCTTCCCGCTCTGGCGGGAAATGATCACAACGAACGACAAGCCAAGATTGTTTTTGATTGAATTGAGGATTGCCCTGGCGGGTTCGAGTTGGTATGGGCGTAACGTGATACCGCTTCCCGTCTTTGTGAAGCGCGGGAATGATCGCACGTTGGCTTGAATTGTTTCGTAGAGTGTACTCACTACAATTCCTTGTATGGATCGAGCGACATGATTGCTTCCATGATGGTTTGGGCTATCTCGCCTCCGCCACCGCGGGCGAGAAGCTTTGTCCGCATGGTGGTATTGATCACCTGCACGATGTTCGATAACGTATTGATCGCCTTCAATTCATCCTCGCTGATATCTGTGATGGACATGTTGTCACGTAACCTATACACGATGGAGCGCAATAGTTTTATCTCGTCGTCAAGGTCAATCTCTTTGATCTTATTTAGCCTGGCTTGTTCTTTCTGCGTAAGCAGTTCTGAATAAAATCCGTGCTTGAGCGCATTCTTGTTGCCTTTCTGGGCGCCTGGCTTGCGCTTGGTACTCATGGCTTGCTGAACGCTAGATACAACAATGCCAGAATGATTGTTGTTGCAATGGTTGGAAGTACTTTATCTACGAACCATTTCCAAAGGTCAAAACGTTCGTTCAATACGGCTTTGATCTTCGCGGTTGTGTTCTGTTCTTTTTCTTCACGAGTTGCGCGATAACTCTTTAGGTCGTCGCGCAACTCGATGATGTCCTTGCGGATCGCCGCGACTTCACTGCGGATATAGCGTGTCATGTCAAAGAGCGCCATCACTTGATCGCTGGTTTCCATGCGCCTGAATAAATTCCGCTCGGTGTCGGGAAAATCGTTCATCATCACGGTTTGGGTCCCTTGAATCCCTGTATCCGCGCCCAGTTGTCGAGAGCCTGTACCCATTCAATCCGTGGGAATGTCATTTCTCCGCCCTCGTTTGTTTCCTGCGCAAGAATATGATTGCCGATCTTCACACAAACATATCTCTGTGTTACATCGTTATCTGTGGAGAGTCGTACCCAGGTCTGGTCGCCGATCTCGGTTTTGTCCTGCGCCTCGAAGCCTTCACCCTGTGACATGACGCGCACGGGCTGACCGGTTTGTGTATCCGGTTTGCTTCTGACGACCAAGCCTCGGTTATTGATAACGACGTAGTTTGCCATGGGGATTGTCCTTGTGAATGACGGCGAACAGTAGTGCGACTCTTTGGCGAGACGCAAAACGGCGAACAGTATTGCTACCGTCCGCCGCCAACTTCTGCATAGTAATTCAGAAAGTTTGTTATTGTCAAGGGAATAACACCAACCCCATGACATTTGTCATGGGGTTGGTGTTGGTTTTGGTTATCTCATACGAGTTTCATCTGCTCGGCAACTGTTCGCCTCGATGGCAGTTCGGCTCTGAGCGCCATGCGTCCATTGCCTCCAGTGAACTGCATTGGCTCGATCTCGCCGACATAATACGGGAAGTATTTGAGACACGTTTTCCATTCGCTTTCGGATGGGAATGTCCCATCACGTGCGATTTCAAACGTCACGCCCTGCATGTGGCAGGTCAAAGTCAAATGTAAGTTGTTCTTGAGTTTTCGCTTCTGTGGGACCTGTGTCCGCAGAAAGGCGTCCTGATACATCTTGTCGAGTAGTTCTTTTAGCATGGGTTTCTCCTTTGATTTGTGATTTCTCGATTGTGCCACCGAAGCCGTCACAGCCTGGGACTTGGCAGAACCAGCCATAGCATAGGATTTCTAGCGGCATCAGGGTCTTGTAGCATGGGTCGAGTTGCATCCTTCCGTGTGTTGGGTCATCGGGGCAGAAAGGCGGATGGTGGGTGTATGTAAAACTCATACGCATCCTTTATGTAACTTTCTTTCAGGCTTTTTGGTTGTTTGCGCCACCATTTGATATGCTCCGGTGCAGTCTCACGCTTTTCAGCGATGACAGTTCGCGCCTTCCGCTTCCGCGCTGGCAGGAACATCGCCTTTCTTACCGCTCGTAGTTTCTCGGTGGTGTCGTTGGGCTCAATCCCTTTTCGGATCATGTTGACCAGATATTTGAAGTTGACGCCCAGCTTCTGCTCCAGTACGCGGATTTTGTATCCTTCGCCGTGTGCGTTCCGCGCAAAGTGGAACGCGGCGGCGAGTTTGCGTGGACAGTTGGGATGGATGAAGGGTTTATGGTTCATGGTTTTCTCGATCTCCACATTTTTTCCTCTGTCTCGTTGGCTTCTCTTACGACAAACGAGATACCTTTTCCAAAGTGATTTCTCGCGGCTCTGTGCGCTTCTCCAATAGTTACAGATTGGTGATAGTAAATATTTCCATTAATTGACGTTGCGATCCAGAGCTTCATTCGCACTCGCTTTCTTGTAGGTAGTTCGCTTTGGCGTAGCCTTGCAAGTTGTCCGCTTCGATCTTCCACCACACGCCGACCTTGCCGATGATCTTGACCTGCTCCCCTGCTCGTAGCCAGTGAGTAACGCTGGCTTTCTCGTTTGGTTCTGTGCGTAGGTTGAGTGATTGAATTGCAGTCACTATGGCGCACTTCAGCGCGCTTTCTGGCGTGGCGGGATCTGAAATCTCGAACACTGCCCCGCTCTCGGGTTCCGCATCGGGATTCGCTGTGGATGGCGATGGTGCAGGTGTTGGATTTTGAGCAACCATCGCGGTTTGTAGGCATCCCATTAGAAACATCGTTATTGTAATAAGTAGTATGGAAGTAGTAGTAGTAGTAGTACCTGTGGATATGTGGATAACTCTGGTTTTCACTCTTACGCTCCTTCTTGTAAGTTATCCACAGGGGGTGTGGATAACTCTGTGGATAACTTCTCTTTGGTGTGGATAAGTTACCTGGGCTGTGGAAAAGTGGTCTTGCCTGTGGATAACTCGGGTAGTTTTGGCGAGTTATCCACAGGCTGTACTTCACGCTTTCTCGAAGTACATTTGAAATTTGATACTGTCTGGCTCGGGCAAGTTCTGCCATTGGGCTTGAAAGTTGTCCCATGCGTGATCAGATGTGTACCAGATCAAGCACATGGACGCCATCACGCCGTTCTGGTTGGCGAGGTCTACAATGCGCCTGCATTCCGCTTCGGTGTAGTCGTCGTTGCCAAACATGTTGAGTTTGGGCTGGCGGGTGACTTCGCACACGTTACGGATGCGGGTTTGCGTGCTTTCGTCCATCGCCTTGAACATCTGCCGACAATTGAAGTGGACTGCGTAGTTCTCGGCTCTTTCCGTTTGGGTCTGAGTAAGTATCATGTGGTGGTTTCCTTATCGTTTGTCCGCATACGTGCGCGGTCAAATCGTTTCCGGTGCGCATCGGTTTTGTAGATTTTGCGCGGGTCGGTGGTGATGAAAGTCTGCCGACATCCGCAGGTGCACATCCGTTTTAGCTTGGGTCTGCGCTCTCCTGAGAAACGAGATTTTTGAAATGGTGTGGGCAATGCTTTGTGAATAGGTATTGTTTCTTGTCCGCTCGGCATTGTCCGCAGTAAATCATCATGCGGTTGGGGCTTGGTTTGGTGGGCGTTGTTCCCCATCCAAACCCGTAGTGGTTGGGCTTGGTTTGGGAAAAGGGGACTGCGCCACGATTGGCTCATCCTTTGCAGTGGGCGCGATGGTGATAGGGTGGGGTGTGGCTTGCTGATATGGAGTGCGAGGCACAAAGCCGACCTTGGGGTCTACTGCAATTGGGATATTCAAATCGCGCTTGATCTGAGATACGATCTCGTTGGCGAGGTCGTCTGCCAGCATGTTTTGCTCTTTCTCGATCTGGCTGGTAGCCTGTTTTCGTGCGGCGTCTGTGACCTGGCTTTTGGATATTCCGAGGTCGATCTGTGACCAGATTTCCGGCGCTCCGCCGTGGTGTACCCAAAGCATCACTACATGCAGGACGGTTACACCGATGAATCCGTATACCATCCATTGCCCGATGCGTTGCAGTTGTTCGGGTGCTAGGTTTTGTCCGCCGATAATGACTTCTGCAGCGACCATTCCCAGTGTGCCAAGTAGCGCAACGATGAAGCCGGTCCCTGTGGCGGCGTATTGAACTACACTATTTGATTTGTATACGAACGCCAGCGCCCAACAGATCACGGCGATGTCGAATACCGTCATGCCCCACATTTGGTTTTGGAAGTTGTTGGGGAAGATGCGCCCGAGTGCTTGATAGGTGAGTGTCATAAGCAGGGCGATAATTCCGACGCTGAAAGCGGCGAAGATGAAGCCTGCCATAGTTCCGATTACTTTTTTCATGTGGTGGTTTCCTTTTCTGATAGAATAGATTTTGTACCGCTGTGCTGGCGTTGGTTTCGTGGTGGATTCCTTACGCTGGCATGGCGGTTTTTCGTTGTATGGACTGGATGCGTTTGATCTCGCTGACTGGGATTTTATAAACTCCTTTCTCTACATTGGGGTCGATCTTCTCCATCCGCGCCTTGATACTTCCACGGACGATCATGTTACGGATGGTGCGGGCGGTGCAGTCTAAAATCTCTGCCGCTTCTTCGCTGGTCAACTCGGTTACGTACTTGGGCTTTTCTTCTGACATTTGAACTCCTTGATAGTGGGATACATGGGATTATACGGATAAGTGGGAAAAAGTCAAGGGTTGGGTTTTGTCCTGGGGCGCGGCGTTCGTCCGCGCCGCGAGAGGGGGACTGTCC